CTACCACTCTTCCACTCGCCAATGCGCAGCACACGGTTCTCGCTATCCGCGGTGCCTTTGGCACCGCCGTAGCGGTAGGCGTCCAGCACGGCGATGCACGCTGCATGCTTGGACTGTGGAGCGCAGACGTACCACTCGCTGTCGAATGCCATCTTGCGCTCGGTGCCCCTGTCGCCATTGGGGTGTTCCTTGTAGGCGTCTAGTATGGGGATGTACTTGCGGTCAATAACGGCGGGCTTTTTATCACCAAACCGCATGGTGGGGTCGCCATACACAGCCACATCAAGATCAATCTCGCCCTTTATGTAGCGCTCGGCACGGTCGTGCATGTCAAGCCCACGGGCCGCAGCAGGCCCGGGAGGGGAGCTAGGGAGCTTCATCACACTCTTAAACTTCCACCGTTGCGGGCAGCTATTGTAATTCTCCCACTGGCTAAAGCTCCAGCGGAATGGAGGCTTGGGCGTGCCAAGTGCGTCAGTTTCTAGAATGGGCATTTTGTACCTTCTTTACCTTTGTTGTTCCAAGCAAAATCAATCATTGCGTCAAGGGTTGTGAGGGCATCCCAGCCGTGGCGACGCGCCAAGTGCGCTATACCCTGCGTGCCGTTATGTTCACAGGCACCACCCCCTGTACGGTGGGGGAACCAATACCCCCCACAAGTACATGGCTTGGGACGTTGCCACTTCTTAAGCATTGTCATCATAGCTCCTAATGTTATCCCAACTATTGCCAATATACCCCTCAGACATGAAGGGTACGTCAAAGCGCGGTGCGTTCATCTGCTCCCTAAGCACCTGCATACCTATTATAATACTATCTGGGTCGTCAGGTACGGAAGTGTTAAGCTCGTCGTGTACGGGTATCATCAAGTTAGCATCGGCAGGTCGCTTGGCATCCCAATCGATAATACTCTCCTTCGTTTGGTCGGCTGCACTACCTTGAATAAGGTAGTTCAGCAGCTTGTAGCTCAGGTCACGCTCAGGGTGCGGCTCACGGTAGTACAGCCGCCCGCCCCAAGTCTTAATGGGCAGGTTCCGCTTGCCACGGTTGCGCGTTTCGTAACTAAGCTCACGCACCTCGGGCAGTGCGGCAAAGTAGCTGTCCTGTACCTTACGCCCCTCCTCCACGGGCAGGCCCAAGGCGCTGGACAGGTTGGGTACGCCTCTGCCGTACATAATACCGAATCCGGTAATCTTAACGTACTTGCGGGGCATGTCGCCCCCCGTGCGCTGGTCAATAAGCCCCTTCACCATAACGTGCGGGTCAGTGGCGGGGGCGGCTTGAAAGGCATAGAACAGCTTGCCCTCGGCAAAGTGCGCCATAATCCGCATCTCCTGCGCACTAAAGTCGCGCTTGAGCCAGATGTGGCCCTCGTCGGGGAGTAGGTACTTGCGCATGTGCATCACGTCAGGTAGGCCATCGGGAATCACTAGTCCGTCAAAGTTGTTGGGGATGTTCTGCAAGTTAGGATTTTTGCAAGACATGCGTCCTGTGCGAGTACCAGACATATCTCCTCCTTCCCCTTTCTCGCCTCGCACTTGGTTCCATTGTGGGTGCAGACGACCACCCTCTTGTCTGGCTTGTTGTAGCCACGGCACGGCAAAGGTGCCGAGGCAGGTTGCGAGTACACCGCGATACGCCAGACAGTCAAGCAGACGAGGGTCAGCCACGTTGCCCACCAGATTTTTCCGCGCCGTGGACCGTTTACCCGTTGGAGTGAGTACCCAATGTTGAACCATGCCAGTGCGGTCAAGAGCATCAGCAAGCTCAGCATCGCTATCAATGTTGAAATCCCCGAGTTTGTCACGTATGTACTCCTCAGCCCTGTATTGGGCGTCCGTGTAGACTATAATGTCCTCTTGCAGCTTCTCCATGTCCAGCCGGACGCCGTGGAGGGTGCTACGGGCCAGAATGGGGGCTAGCCGCTGCTCACGTTGGTAAGCCGCCAGCATACCACTGTCTACAATCTGTGGCATGAGGTGCGCGTGCAGCATGTAAGTGCGGTCAGTGTCCCCACAGGCGTAGCGGGCTACCATGTCGGCGGGGGCCTCGCTGATGTAAGCGCCCCAGTCCTTTTTGGTAGCCTTGGGCACATGTGTCAGTATCCAGTGCATGAGCTCGGTTTGTTCGTCGGGAGGTAGGCCCAGCACACGTTCGGCGCTCGGCTTGAGTGCGAGGCTGAATGCGTATGGGTCGGTGAGGAAGAGTTGGTACATCGTGTCATGCACCAGCAGGGGGTCAGGGGCCTCGTAGTCGAACCACTTGCGCAGCACCGCGCATTCGAACGGTGCGTTGTGGGCTAGCCACCCGCCCGCACTGTGGCTGCGGTCTAGCGTGGTCCTGAGTGTGTGGTAGGCGTGGTCACGGGTGCAGTTATTGCCTGTGGGGTGCCCCCATGAGTAGTAGTGGCTGGGCTGTGCCCCTAACTTGATTGACACCCCTACGGGCTGGGGCGGGTTGAAGATGGGGTTGCCTACGATAGCCTTGGTCTCGAAGTCGATGGTCAGCATTAGATGCTCCGGTTAGGTGTAGAAAAACCCCGCCCCCCGAAACCCTACCGCACAGGGGGAGACATCTGCGGTAGGGGTCGGCAACTGACTTAGTAGGGGGCGGGGGCTGCAAGAGCAGCGAAACTTAGAACTTCCGGTTAGCCTTGGGGGCTGGTGCGGCGGCGGCGGCGTCTGCGGCGCTGGCGGTCTCGTCGTACGGGGTGAGGGCGATGCGCAAGGCGTCGTTCATACGGCCCTTGATGGCTTGGATAGCCGCCACATCATTAATCTCCTGTACAGGTGTTAAGATGACCTTAAACTGACTCTTAGCGTCTGGCACAGTTTTCACGTTAACAACCACACTCCAGCTTGGACGCCCCGTAGCGCCGAGTTGATTTACAAGGTTGGACCAGTTTTTGACGCTGGTAACGGGCATGTCTAAAATAGCCATCTCGCCCGTGCGGATTGCCTCAATGTCGTCAAGTGCGTTAGCGGGCAGCAGAATAAGGCGTCGGCCTTCCTTGCAAGCCTTGCCACGGCCACCGCCTGGATCGCTACCCCACTCACCATTAGGGCATCCGTTGCAGGTATCGTTTTCGGGCTCCTGTACGTTCTCGTGCGGGGCCATGTCAACACCATCGGCACTCACGGCAAAGCAGTTCGGGTTGGTGATGTTGTTGGGGTCATAGCGGCCCTTGTACAAGATGTTCTTGTACGCGGCGGCAATGATGATGACGTCCAAGTTGTTGCCCGCCACAGGGCTACCGCCGTAGCTGATGACGCCGGACTTGAGGCTGATTTTGCTAACACTGGGGCGTTCCTTGGCAGCGGCATCCTTAGCGTAGCTTGCCAGTTCAGCGGCAAGGTCTGCGGGCAGCGCCACGGCGTTTTGGGCCACGGTGGCTAGGGTAGTAGCCACTAGGGCAGTTTGGGCTGTCTGAGGGGCCATCTGAGGGGTCTCCTGTGGGGTTGCGGGGGGTTTGCCCTTGGGGGCGGTGGGTTTTGCGGTAGCCATGATTATTTAACTCCTTCTTTAGATAACGAGTAACTAGGAAATGCGTCAACTCCCGGAATGATTTCGCCGTGTTCCCAGCGTTCCTTGCAAGCGAGGCGTCCGGGGCGCTTCTCTAACAATTCGAATGCGTTGTTGTCCTTGATGTAGGCGTACAACTGGCTCCAGTCCTTAACGGCTGGTACAAGGTCTTTCTTGATGGCGAGGCGCACAGTCTTGCCGCCGATGGCGGTGATGTCCTGCAGGAGGAACTGCTCAATGAGCGTGGCCTTGGCTTGCGCCTCTTCAGCGGCTAGGGCTGCGGCTATCTTGTCGGCGGCAAGGCGCTCAGTGCGCTTGAGCCAGTAGCGGTCGGCAATGTCAGCTAACTCTTTACTGGTTAGCTGCGTGGGGGTTGCTTCGTTGGTCATAAATTTCTTTCGTAACAAGGGACAGGAAGGGGGCTAACTCGGTAACATTGCCATGCAGGTCAAACGAAATGGGTACAGTTAGTAGGTCTAACATTTCCACAAGGTTTGGCCCGCAGGGCTTATAGTCGGCACCCAACACCCGCACTGAAGTGAGTGTTAGCTGCTGGCTATCTGGTGTTGCAGGGGTGCTATCCACGGCTAGGATAGCCCCCGCAAATTCGTACATTGTGGTGGGCATATGTGGCATTTTACAGCCAGTCTTAAACTAAGGCAAGGGCTGCGTCCCAGATGCCGCCGTTGATTTGTGCTACAGCACTAACCCGCTCAACGGGGCGCACGGCACTGCGGCGGGCAAACATCTGGCTGCGGGTTTCCCACCCACCGTCAATGATGTTCTCCTGCACACGGTTCATCACCTGCCAGACGCTGTCACCGTCATCCTCCTTGCGGCGGATGTTAAGCAACTCAGGCGCTTGGAATGGGGCCACAGTGGTTCCGTACCGCAGGCGCAGGGCAACGTCGGCCAGTGTAAGCTGCTGAGTGTTGGTGAGCATGCGGTGCTTCATGGCACCAATCTGCTCCACCATGATGGGGAACTTCTGGGTAACGGTGGCCTCGCCAGCCGCCAGCACTTCTGCGCTGGTCTGTGGCCCGACGGTGTGCCGTACCTTGAAGCCGCCCATGTGCTTGCCAACCATCAGTCCGTTGCTGCACACAAAGCGGAAGAAGCCAGCCATCATGTGGTAGGCGGCGGTGCCATCGTGTGCATTAATCAAAATGACTTCAGGCGTACCTTCCTCGTACACTTCGCTACCGTCAAAGGTGCCGAGCTTCCGCATGCGCAGCATGTGCTTAGTGTACGGGTCTTTACCCTCAACACGGCTGCGTTGCTGGGATGCTTCGTATACGCCCCAGCCATTGTCCATAAGGGCTTGGAGCGGGCTGGACGTTGGCACGTAGGCATAGCGGGGGCCACGGCTTTCGTGCGGCGTAGTGGCAAAGACAGCGGGTGCCACTTGGCGGATAGCCTCAAGGCTGAGGGGCTGGCCTGTGCGCAGAACACGGGCGCTAGAGATGAGAGGGCGTGCCATAGATAACTCCTAAACTAGATAACAAGTACAGCTTGCGGAATTGCTTGCTGCTGGGGTTATTGTATGTGTGTCTATAGCGACACACAACTGATTATTTTGGCATTTTCTCAAGAATACGCTGAGCAGAGACAGCAATGTCTTGCGGGCGGGGGTGCCAATAATTCCACCAGCTTTGCGGCACCAGCACACGAGGCGGCTGACTGTGCTGTACGTTGAAGCCACGCTTGCGGCATTCGGCCACCAGCAGAATAAATCGCTCCTCGAGCCATGCTAGCTTATCATAGAAGAAGATGACATGGCCCGTGCCTAGCGTGTAGTCTTTGGGCTGGTTGCGGGGCAGGCCCTTGTGATTAAGATGGGCCTGCTGCGCGAGGCCGAAGATGCGGGGCAGTTCGCGATACTCGGCCAGCAGATGCTTGCTGTGCAGAGTCTCAGGGGGTACGAGATTGATACGGGTCATTTAGGAGCCTTGCGTGTGAGTTTGGGCTGCTGCAAGTATACGCTGTCACTATTGAGATACAAGGGCCTTGGCTCGGCCCGTGTCTGCATCGTGCTACGGGTGGAGTCCACGCCATTGAACTTGTGCTTGTCCTTATCTTTGAGGAATATAGATGGTTCGCCAGTGCGCCAGTTGAAGGGTGAGTTGGGGTTAGTCATTTGCTGGTGGTACTGGCCACGCTTTCGTATCTCCAACGTCTTTGTAGTGACACGCATCACCATCTTGGCAAGGGCATAGCGGGTCTTTTCCAATGCAGCGCTCACTGGCTGGCTGTGCTGGTTGTGCGGTGTAAAGCAGGTGACCGTCTACCAGCGGCCAGCATTGGTGTGCCAATAAGTCAACGCGCTCACGCTGCGCGATAAGGGCGGCTTGCAGCGCGTTTATACAATCTCTTGAATCCCTAGAGTGTCCGTAGCAGACAGCAAAAAATTGGAAAGATTCAAGCACCTGTTGCGCCAGTTCGCGGTCAATAAGGATGTGGGTCATGGCATCGTCCCTAAAAGAATTATTCCTGCTGCGCCACACGATGACAGGCAAGTTACCCAAGTGCGGGCCACATTCATATCACCTTCGCTAGCAGGCAAGAACCCCTGCCCAACAAAGGAGAACACAACAAGATTTGCCAGCATTACCAGTGCGGGTACGGCTACGACAAACGCAGCAAAAAATATCAAAATTTTCTTATTCATATCACCCCCACAGCCAATAAGCCGCCGCGCAAACACCGGCAACACCGAGCGCGACCAAGATCGCACCGGCCCACAGTAAAAAGACGATGCTTTTTGCTTCACCGTCACTGTTTCCCCATTGGCTCATAACTTCTCCTTCAATTTGTAAATAGCCCGCTCTCCCGAAAGAACTTCAAGCATTTTTAGTTTGTTTTTGGTAAGCCACAACTCTGCATCAGCAAGTTGTTGAGTAGTCATCATGTCGGCTCCTTTCTTGTACAAGATGTCGCTAACAATTTCATCAACATGGTCGCTGATAAGGTCATCTGGCACCTCGACTTCCTCACCGAGTTTGGACGCAACATAGCAGCGCATGGCTGCGATCAAGGGGGTGGGTCCGTTCATATGCCGCTCGTCGAACTTGAAGTTCCACTTGTCCGCTTCCCAGCCTGTTTCGAGCCAGCGTCGGGTTGCAATACCCTCCCGCTCAATGATCGGGCCGCCTTGTGACCAGTTGGAGTAGTCAATCGTGAAGCCGCCTTCCGTGGAAAGGTACTTCCGTGGTTTGTTTCTATCTCCACCCTCACAGCCAGCGTAGACAATCGGTGGTGTGGTGTTGTAGCCCTGCGCCTCATTTACCGCCCAATCAAGGGCGACTCCGGTTAGTTCGTTGGTTTTCATTTCAACTCCTCCGGTACATCCACTTCCTCACCGAGTTTGCTTGCCACGTAGCAGCGCATGGCTGCGATCAGCGGGGTGGGGCCGTCTTGTTCAAAGGCGTCGTCGTCGTGGTTCCGCATAGCGGCGCTCACTTTGGAGTGCGATGGCATGGCGTCCGAGAACCCAATGTCGATCTTCTCCCGCTCAATGATCGGGCCGCCTTGTGACCAGTCGGTTGATGGCTCGTACTCACTCACATAGAACTTGTCTACACGTTCAGGATCTTCGTCGTCGCGGAAGAAGAACGCCCAAGGTTTGTTGTGCCAATCAAGCCGCTGGTGCAAGTCGAACCCACCCTCTGCCTTCGCCACCAGCCAGTCAAGGGCTTGCCCTGTGGCTCCAGATGTTTTGATTTTCATGTCAGTTCCCTATTAATAGTTTTGCGATGTCTGCTGCGGCAAAGAGTAGGCGGCTCATATCACCCACTCCCCGTATTTCTCAATGTCTTCCTTGGTGGCGGGGCGTACGGACACGTAGGTGTCTACGTCGTAGGGGGCGTTGTAGGGGGCGTTGCCAGCTTCGACCTGCGCCCATGCTTTTTCCAGTGCTTGGAAGCTGCTGTCTGCTTTGACGATGCAGCGGGTCCGTGTGCAGCTCGGGGGCTGGGTGGTCAGTAGGTATTTTTTCAGCATAGGATGCTCCTTGGTTGCATGGCGTTGGTGCCATAGCTGCATTGTAGTGGCTAGAATTTAGACTGTGTTGTTGAAGTTATGGACTCGTACGCTTGGCGCAGGGTCTCATTATCTGCTGGGTCTATGGTGCGGTCTATAATCCATAGTCTAATCTGCGCCCCCTTGACCTTAATCTTAACCGCTTTGAACCCCTCGTTAGACATAGCCTTACCCAGCACGTTCTTCAGGTTAGGGGTGGCTCCACGGTCATCGGGCTTGTAGGCTATCGCTAGCTGCTCAGGTGTGAGTACGCGGGCCTGTCGCATGAGTAGGGGCAGGGTGCCGGAGGCGTCGTCCCACAGGTCTCTAGCAAACTTCTGCATCGGTCCACGGGTAGCGTCGGTGACCTGCTCCTTCCACTCGGTGAACAGAGCACGTCCATGGGGGTCAAAGGCTGTAAGGTCTACACGCAACAGATAGTCGTACAGGGCGGCAGGTCCACCAGACTTGGTCCATGCAAAGTAGGCGTCCCAATAGGGGGCGGGCTGGATGTGCTCCCGTGTGCCGAACTGCACCACAGTAGCGCGGCGGTCGCCCTCCTCTAGCTTAATACAGTCGCTGTGGTTACTGGTTATCACTAGGTTGGCGTGGTTGTCCACCGGATACTCAGCCTTGCCCTTACTGTTGACCCACAGGGTAGGGCTGGTTGTCAGCATCTTTATCTTGTTGGCTATCACCAGTGCGTCAGGACCTCCGCCCCCACTTAGCTCGTCAATGTTAATGAATTGCCGTGCGCTGTAAGTGTCATTAAACGTGGTAGTGAAGTGCTCTTTGGCTACTATGGTCGCGTTTACACCGTATATGTCATGGAACGGCGCTATCAGCGCGTTCTTGCCCACACCCTGCGGTCCGTAAAATAGTAAATAGGTATCCAACTTACAGCCTAAGTTCTGCACCGGATAGGCAAACCACTGTACTATCCAACTGCGCAGGGTGGGGTCGGGCACGCCATGCTCAAGCAGGTCTAGCCACGGTTGTACGTCCCCCGCAGCAGGCTCAATGCCCATGCCTGTCCACAGGTTGAGTGTGTCTAGGCGGGGTGTGGGGTCGCCCTTGGCGTCCTTGTGCCCACAGTTTAGACCCTTGGGCAGCTCGGGTGAGTACACTAGACGCTCCACCTCTGTGCGGCGGGGGTCCTCCATCCACGCTTTGGCGAATGGCTTGAGCTCACCCTCTGCGTTCTCGAACTTGACAGTGGCGTAGTTAGACCCTGTAAAGGCGTCACGGGTCATCTGCGTGCCTGTCTCTATCTCCACCACCTTGCTGATGCTGCGCACGAATGCGACGCGGGCGTTCATCTTGGCGAGCTCGGCTTGGTAGCCCACTATGTCCACAGGGGTGGGGGGCTGGTTGAGCCAGTCACGTATCTCCTGCTCGGTGCGCCCGTTGCACCAGTCGTCAAAGCCTTGGTCGTCGCCGTTAGGGGCTGGGGGTACGTCCAACGCTGTGACGTCCGTACCAAACATCAGGTGTAGGCGCTCGGCCAGACGCTGGCGGGCGTTGGCTACGTCTGGGTTAGTGTTGACGTTGCTGTCGAATACTATCACTGGCTTGAGCTTGCATGTGCGCCACGGCAGGTCCACTATGCCATCAACCAGAGTCTTGGTGTACTTGTTAGACCAGCCCCATACGCCATTCAGTCCGACTGAGTAGTAGCCCAGCTTGGCTCCGTTGATGGACTTAATGGCTGACTCGTGAATGTAGATACTACTGCCCACTGGTATATTGTCCCAGTCCAGCAGGGGTGGATGGTAGGCCAGCGGTGGCACGCCACCTGGACAGTGCATCTTGCTCTGCTTGCGTGGCACCACCAGTGCACCGAACCCCGTGGCAGGCGCTACTGGCGTAGTAGTGACCATGCGGGCTGACCACCAGTCAGGGCTCTGGTGAGGGAATACGATAGCTAGCCTGTCGTCCTGAATCTGGTAGGGGGCGTTGCTAGTTGCTTGGCGCAGCTTGTCCGCGAACATGAAGCGCAGCCCTAGTGCGTCTACAAGCTGGGGTGTGTCTATGCCCCGCTTGCGCAGGTATTCTTGAGCTATCTGGTATCCATGGAGTTGTTGGTCTGCGGCCTGTGGTCCCATCAGGGCTTCTAGATGGGAGAAGGTGACTTGTGGCATACATTGTCCTGTGTTGCCACTCGCTGCTCAGCTGTGCTATAATGTGCACGTTGATGAGTACGAGTGAGCGAGTTGATGAGGTATGAAAGCCCGTTGTAGTTGGAAGCTGCAACGGGCTTTACGCATTATAGGCGGGCTGCGGTGCGGTAGGCAACAGCCAGACTACGCAGCGCGTACTACTAGCCGCAGTAGCCTGAGTTTGGACAAGTCTAGCTCATTACTATCAAGCTCTGCGCGCACACGCTCTGGCGTCCATGACGCTACAGGGGCACTGTGGCCGAAGTACCAAGCTCGCGTCTTGGAGCCTTTGTAGCTTATGTCTGTGTTTGGGAAGTTTGCCCTTCCCAACCGAGCACCGATACGGTTGGCGTTAGGCAAGTGATCAACATTCATCCACTCGGCTATTTGCTTGACAGTAGCCCACTCTGTCTGGGAAGGTACATAGAACATACCCTTGTCTATTTCTGCAGGGGTTAGCTTGACTCGCATGTGCGTCCTTTGGTTGGTGGTGCCCTAGTGTACCATATTATTTGCTGTACCCGCGCTGCCGTACCCTAAAATTTTGTGCTGTACCCTCTAAAAATAGGGGTTGCGGGTACATGGAAGGGTTTTGGGGCTGCTGTACCCGTTCGGTGTATCCGGTGCTGTACCCGTCTAAGTTGTTGTTTTGTATAGGGTTTTTGGTAGCGGGTACAACAGGTACAACAAAATATATAAATTAAATTACATGTGCGCACCCGCTCGCCTGCATACAACCCCCCGTTTATGGGCTGCACTGGCAAGCTGCTGTACCCGTACCCGCTGCACCCTGTCCGACGCCCCGAGTGCCGAATCCGACGTGTCCGAGCACCAATTTGGTGCTCTCATGTTCGTCATCTTCCATGTCCTCGTCCACCGACTCAATGCCTTCAGTCACCGATCTTGACGAGGAAGACGACGAACGCGGTTGCTAAGTAAGTTAGCACTTACTAACATGGTAAAAGCTATAGGGTTGGGCAAGGCCATAGGCAGGGGCTATTTAGGCAAAACCTATGGGGTACAGAAAATAAATAGTTTTATTTATGTTGCAGTGGGCAAATCAAGGCATATAATACAACCATGCAAACAATTTGCATAACAGCTAGCCCCCCTGTATGTGGGGCGTAAGGTAACCTTAAAATGGCAACACGTAATACAACCAAAGCAGGCGCAATAGTAACTATTAAGCCCGCAAACGCCTTTACTACAGTAGCACCCAAGCGCACTACCAAGGCCGCAGCCAGCCCCCTGCCTACCGTGGCAACCCCCACGCCAGCCCCCGTGCCAGTGGTGGCCCTGCGCACTGGCCCCGTGGTGCAAGCTGTAAGCATTGGCCCCAAGGTGTACCGTGTAAAGGCAGCGCATACACTGGTAGCATGGCAAGCAGTACAGGCCCTTATGGCTAGCGGCCCAGCCCCTATGCCTGCCGTGTTGGCTAGCATTGCAGCACACCCCAGCGTAGGCGGCGCAACGGGCTTTGTGCAGTACTGCCTGCGCCGTGGCTACCTAGTGGCGGCATAATGGTACGGCCCACAAAGTATGTGGGCCATAGGCACGCTAGCAGCCTGTTTTGCATGCGTGCCGTGGCTTTTGCTACCCGCAACGGGTGGCGCATAAATGGTGGGGTCAATGCCCTGCGCTGTATAGCCCTATACGCGCAGCGCCTTAATGCTAGGCCCCCTAGCCTAGTGCCGTACACAGTGCGCCGCATAGCTAACAACCTACAGTAAGCCCCCCCTAGCCTAGTGCCCAAGCCCTGCCATGTGCAGGGCTTTATTGCGCCCGCTATGTAAGTAAGCGCTTACTTTGACGACCCGTGTAAGTGGGCGCTTACTAACTTTTGACGACGACCCAGCAAGGCCGGGGGAGGGTCACACCCACGCGCACAAAAACTTTTACACCGACCCTCCCACCTATTTCAGACCAATTTCAAACCTCTAAATCACATTTTATTTTCTACCCAATTTCAACTTCTAAATTACCAAGTACAAATAACACTTGTCAAAGTGCTGTGACTGTGGTAGGCTACCGCCCTATGACTGAGCCCACAGACCAAGACACTACTTTTGAGCTTATCAGCGCACAGATAAGGCCCAATACGGACAAGCCGCCCCGTCTCCCCTTCTCGAAGAAGACCGATGGCTTCAGCCGTAATGATGTTGTCAATGCTTTTCAGGATGCGTTCAGGATGATTGGCGGCGTGCAGCGCATGGCCCTGTGGGCTAACGCCAACCCCGACAAGTTCTACCCCCTGTATACCAAGCTGCTGCCAAGCACGGCCATACAGATAGGGGACAACGCACAAGTCGTCATCCAGCACGCCATTCCCCCTTCCGCACTAGACGAGCATCCCGAGTGATAGTAAAGTCGCTCTATCAGGAAAGAGCGTACTTCCACGCATTCCACCGCCGGAAGCAACGCTGGGCCATACTGGTAGCTCACCGCCGCGCAGGGAAGACCGTCAGCGTGATTAACGACCTGATAGAGAAGGCCAGCTACAACACTCGGCAGGACCCACGCTATGCGTACATCGCCCCCCTGTTGCGCCAAGCCAAGGACATTGCTTGGCAGTACCTTAAAAACGCCGCCGCCCCGTACCAGCCCCGTATCAACGAAAGTGGCCTGTGGGTGGAGCTATCTATACTACCCAACAAGCCACGAATTACGCTATATGGTGCCGATAATCCTGACAGTTTCCGTGGACTCTACTTGGATGGTTGCGCCCTAGACGAGTTTGGGAACATGAAGGCCTCTGTGTGGAAGGAGGTGTTGCTGCCCGCCCTGATAGACCGCCGGGGGTGGGCAGTGTTTATGGGTACGCCCAACAGGCCTAACCACTTCCGCGACACGTACTACGCCGCTAAGGACGACCCCGAGTGGTTTGTGGAGTTTTTGCCCCATACTAAGACAAACATACTCCGCGCTGATGATATTGCGGCCATGAAGAAGATTATGGACGAGGAGCAGTTCGCCCAAGAGATGCTCTGCTCATTCGAAGCCAGCGTGCGCGGTGCTATCTACGCCCGCCAGATGGAGACGATGGAGGAGGAGGGCCGCATAGGTGACTTCCCCCTTGACCACACCAGCCCCACGGACGTCATAATGGACCTCGGGTGGAGGGACGACTCTACAATCGGCTTCGTACAACGCAGGCCCAGCGCACTACTCATGGGCCACGCCTACCACGACAACCTGCGACCCATCAAGCACTACATCGAGTATATTCAGGACTATTGGTCCACCAACCGACTCAAGCCGGGACAGATTTGGCTACCCCACGACGCTAGAGCCAAGTCTCTGCAGACAGGCAAGTCAATTATAGAGAACTTTAGAGACGCCAAGCTGCGTCCAAAAATCGTTCCAAGCCTAGACCTGCTAGACGGCATTGCCGCAGCGCGTAAAACATTCCCTATCTGGTACTTCAACAAGCCAGCCACGCAGGACCTCGTCCTAGCACTGAAGTCCTACCACCGTGCGTACGACGAGGATAGGAAGATTTTTAGCGACGAACCCGTACACGACTGGTCCAGCCACTACGCCGATATGTTCCGGTACGCTAACATAGTCCAAAATCCGGACGGTACCCCGCAGCAACGGCCTGACATTAACAAAGTGCTTGCCACCGCCATGCCCACGGGTGTACATTACGGCTTTGCGCTGGCCGACCTGTGGGACCTCCGAGGCGCTGGCCCATCTCAAGGAAGACCCTATGGCTGATTACGACGATAAAACACAAGCCCCCTACAGCCAGAAGTGGTGGGTGCAGCTATTGGACGAGGTTGAGAAGGAGATGGACAAGAAGTGGCGCGACAGTGGCGATCGCATAGTCGCTAGGTACCTTGATGACCGTTCTGGCGACCAAGTAACGATGGCTATTAGCGAAAACGCTGCCCGCTACAACATTTTCTGGGCCAACGTGCAGATTATGAAAAGCGCCCTGTACGCTACCCCGCCAAAACCTGGAGTTACGCGGCAGAATGGCGACAGCAAGGACGATGTAGCCCGCACTGCTGCCCTCATGCTGGAGCGCATGTTGACTATCGACGTCAACAAGGACACTAGCGAGATGCACGCCGCCTTCAAGCACGGTGTGGAGGACAGGCTGATTCCAGGCATGGGCCAAGTCTGGCTGCGGTACGACGTTGAGACCGCCGTGCGCGAGGTACAGCCCGCCACTTCAGAGACTTACGACCCCATGACAGGTATGATCACCCCTGCACAGCCCGCCATCAGCAAGGAGGTTATTGTCAAGGAGTCCGCCCCGTGCGACTACGTCCACTGGCGGGACTTTCTGTGGTCACCTGCACGCACTTGGGAGGAGGTGTGGTGGGTGGCCCGCCGAGTGTGGATGAAGAAGAAAGCCTTCATAACTCGCTTCGGCCAAGAGAAGTACGACGAACTGAAGGGGAACTACGAGACTGACCGCAAGAAGGGCCTAGGCAACGACTTGCCCAAGGGCTTTGCCAAGGGTCGCGTGGAGGTGTTTGAGTGCTGGTGTGAGGACACCAACAAGGCCTACTTTATCAACCGCCATTGCGACAATGTGCTGGAGGAGGTTGATGACCCGTTGAAGTTAGATGACTTCTTCCCCTGCCCCAAGCCGCTCTTTGCCACCCACACAACGTCTAACCTGTACCCACGGGCTGACTTTACCATGTGCCAAGACCAGTACATGGAGCTTGACATCCTCAACGACCGGATAACGACCCTTACACGGGCCTTACGAGTAGTCGGCGTGTACGATAAGCAGCAAGCCGAGCTCAGCAAGCTGCTCACGGGGCCGGAGTTTGCGATGGTGCCCGTTGATAATTGGAGCATGCTGGCCGAAAAGGGCGGGTTGAAGAACAGTGTGGACTGGTTCCCCGTAGAGCAGGTTGCCGCTGTGCTGGAGAAGCTGATGGTGCAGCGCCAAGCCGTGATTGGTCAAATCTACGAACTCACTAGCATCAGTGACATCATGCGCGGGGCCAGCAACGCCCGTGAGACTGCCAAGGCCCAGACGCTCAAAGCGCAGTATTCCAGCGTGCGCCTGCAACTCACGCAGCAGGACGTAGCCCGCTGGGTGACGCACGCCATGCGCATCAAGAGCGAGATTATTGGCAGACACTTCCAGACCAGCACAATCATCGCCCAGAGCCAGATCGAGATGACGGACAGCGCCAAGTACGCTCAGGCGGCGGTAGAGCTGATCAAGAACTTTGACGCGGCTGAGTACCGCATTGAGGTGGGTGAGGAGACCCTGAGCATTGCGGACTACACCGCAGAACGTGAACAGCGCACTGAGTACCTCACGGCGGTGGGTCAGTTCCTGAGCCAAGCAGGCCAGATTGTACAGGGCAACGCAGACGCCATGCCGTTCCTGTTGAAGATGGTCCAGTGGGTCACAGCTAGCTTCCGCAGCAGCAGCGACATTGAAACGGTGCTTGACGAGGCCATTGCCCAAGCCAGCCAGCCCAAGCCGCAGCAAGACCCCGCCGCCGCTGAGATGGCGAAGGAGCAGGCTAGGGCCGCTGGACAAGCTCAGCTCGAACAGACTAAGAGTCAATTCACCATGCAGCTTGAGGGGGCCAAGTCCCAGGCGCAGGCCCAGCTTGTTGATGTGCAGGAGCAGAACAAGATGGCAATTGTACAGATGCAAACAGAGTCAGCAGAGCGGATTGCCGCCATGAACAATGAGGCTAAGATGATGGTAGAGCAGTTGAAGGCCGAGCTTACCCAAGGCATCAACGACGCAAAACTTTCCAGTGAGCAAGGCAAGCAGCAGATGACCCTGATGCTTGAACGCATGCGTACCGTACAGGACGCCTTGATGAAGGGCCGTGACCACCAGAACTCTATGGAGCTTGCTGAGTTTGACGCAGCCAACCAGCCTGAGTCAGAGGAGTCAGAGGAGCCTGAAGAGAAGGGTCCGGACAAGGACGCTATGCTGATAGAGGTGCTGGGCAAGTTGGCAGATTCTATTGGCAAGCCCCGCACCAAGCGAGTCAAGAGCCGTGACGCAGCGGGTAACATCATGGAAGTTGAGGAGTCCTAATGGCTGATAATTTTGTAGCGAATCCGGGGAGTGGCGGCGACACATTTGCTGCTGATGACGTTGCTGGCGTCAAGTACCCATATAGTAAGATTGACATTGGCGCTGACGGTGTATCTAGCCCCGTCACTGCGATTAACCCTCTGCCGGTTTTTACAAATGACCGGACTGCATCAGGAACGCTGACCACCGTTGGCACTACGGTTGACTTTAACTGCGAAGGATACTCGACAGCAAGTTTAGTGCTGAGCGGGACGCAAACCAATGCGCGAACTTACGAAGTTTATGTTTCGCAAGAGGGGACGTATTGGGCGTTTGTCAATATATTTGACAGTCTTGGTTTTCCTTACTCAACCATCAAAGATGTGTCCAGCGATGACAACTTAACCCAAGTTGCTGGTTTTACCATTCCTCATATTCTTGGCGTTACAGGGTTTCAATTTGTCCGAGTTATCCGCGCAGCCGGTGGTGCAGACAATTCAGCGGTTACGGTAAGCATCAGACTCAACAGCCAAGCTGGTTCTGTTGTAACCCTGAGTGGCGTTGCTAAAGTTGAAGCCAATGGTAATTTTCCTGTTACAGGCCCACTAACTGATACGGAATTACGCGCTACTGATGTACCTGTAAAGGT